AACAACGATTATCAATACGAAGATCCTCTAGAAATGGATTGTAGGAAAATTCTAATCAAGTCAAAGGCTCTTACTTGGAAAAGTTCAGGAAATTCCGTAATTATTCGAGATGAAAAAGATCTAAATATAATGAGAATCCGGATTAAATTTGCTGGACAGCCATTTGCCAGTTCTATCAAATTTTCCGGGGAAATGGTATGAGAAGATCAATTCATGAAGAGATTCAACCAACTTGTTTCAGAAATGGCTATCCGTGCTGCGGAACTGGGTGCCGCTCGCAGATTATCTGGTTCGAGTCATGATGTATCTGAATACGACTACAAGAACCAAAGAGTAATCGTCAAGTTTCCGGACTCATTTCTGTATCAGGAAATTGGAGATCCAAACGATGAAACTATTCACATTCTATCTGAATATTTGACATATCACATTTATTCTCTCTATTCGATTCCTATCCCAGAGTACTACGATCTGGTAATACGAAACGACAAAATCGGTCTTTTGACAAAATTTGTTCCCGGCTATTCCGCCAGCACCGATCAGTTATCTGCATCGGATTTTTCTTTGACATTTTTGATTAATGCTTTTTTGGCAAATTGGGATGTCGGTGGCGGTGGCACTTCAAAGACCAACCCCAACATCATTTTTGACTCGGCCACCAATAAGTACACGATCATCGACCCGGGCGGTGCGTTGGGGTTCAGAGCCCGTGGAGCCCGCAAGGGAGCAGCCTTCGACGCGACCGTAGGGGAAATAGATACATTCAGAGACGGATCCATTACGGGACTTTCGAGCATATTCTCAGCACAAGAAACACTTCAAAAATCAATGAAAAAATTCAAACAGGTTCCGTGGGCAAAAATTGAAAAATCTCTCAGAAACTTTAGCAGTAAACAAATCTCTGGCGAAATAATGCATAAGATGGAAAACTCCACCGACGCAGCAAACATAGTCAAAAAATGGGAATATGAAATCGACACTTTAATTCAAATATTGAAAAAACGCCACGACTATATCTTAAAATTGGATAAATACATCTAATGCCGACTAACACATTTTTTAATCATTTTGATTCCGCTGGCGAACAGTCTGTTATGAACGATCTAATAGTCGAATACATTCAGAATTTCGGCGTGGACATGATATACATCGTTAGAGAAAGTATTGATGATGCATCAAAAAGAAACGATTTGTTCGGTGAGGATTACATCGGAAGATTCAGATTAAAATACCCCATTGAAATGTACATGGAAAATACCGATGGATTCGGAGGCGACGGTGACTTGTTAGCCAAGTTCGGTGTCATTCTTCGAGATCGGGCAACATTCATTTGTTCGAGAAGTCGGTTCAAAGAAGCGACCGGAAGAGAAATTCCAAACGAAGGTGACTTGATATACTTTCCTAATACAGCCCACTTATTCGAAATTACCTATGTCGATGTTATGAATCCATTTCAGCAGTTTGGTAAGACATACACATTTAAAATAACTTTGGAAACATTCCAATTCTCCGAAGAAGAATTCGACACGGGTATTCACGAAATCGACCGCGTGAACAAAGAGCGGTCGTACACACTCAATTTTGATCTGGTACTGGGCGGAACAGGAACATTTGCCTTTGATGAGCCAGTTCAGGTCGTGGGAACAGACTTTACGGCAATTGTAACAAATTTTGACGAGGGTACTGGAATGATTAAAGTAAGAAACCCAAATGACACAGAGGCACCGACATCGGGAGTGATGATAGGTCTATCGAGTGGTTCGTCTTGGGAAATTTCTTCTGGTGATGCTTACACCATGCCTACTCAACCCTTTGCAGATAACAAGATTCTTCAGGATAGTGCTGATGACATCATCGACTTTGGTGAAAACAACATATTTGGGAGAATTTAAAACATGTTTAACGACCCATTTTATCATCAAACAACATCGAGAGTCATTAGAGCCTTCGGAACTATCTTCAACAATATAAACATTGTTCGAGAAGATGAAAACGGCCTTCCGGTCAATAGATTAAAAGTTCCGATCACATATCATGCAAAGAAAGCATGGCACCGGGTTCTAAAAGAACAGTCAGATAGAGATGAAGAGTTGGTAGCGATTCAGGGATATTTTCCGAGGATGTCCTATTTCATTGCTGATGTTTCCCCGAACCGAGGGGAAAAACAACTTCCCCCAAAGCAAATTAACATTATAGATCCACAGACCGGACAAAAACAAATCTATAGAAGCCCTGTCCCTTATAGCATTACATTTGAACTTGGCATATACACGAAACAACAGGAAGATATGTATCGAATTACCGAGCAAATCTTTCCATTTTTCGGACCATCTCTCGCCGTATCCATAAAGCCATCCAAAATTTTTGGTGCAAATTATACTGAAGATTTTATTCTGACCTTGACTGATTGCAGTCAGGACGAAGAACTTGAAATTGACTTTGCCGGATATAACCTTCAAATTTATTCAAAATCACTTACTCTTACAACTAAAATCAATTATTTTGGCCCGCTTGTTGGGGATTCTTCTGGTGTTATCAAGCACGCCGAGACAACTTTTATTGATGGTAATAGTGGAACTGGAATGTCTAAAGTCATTGTAGAAGTAGATCCTCCCGACGCACAGTTTGCTTCTTTCGGAATATCCTCTGGCGCTGAGGACATTGACGGTCAATTTATAACATACGCATTTGGAGAGGATATCAAGTGCTGGTAATTTGAAGAATAAATAACACATATGAACGAACCACAAAATAATGTCGATAAAAAAATAGCGGATGCTCTGGGTATTAAATTTAACTTTACAGAGGACTCGGTGCTTCATGCCGCCGCACCGGAAATATTTTCTCTACCAGAAGAAGAAAATATTTTAGATCTCGATTTAGGTCCAGAGAATATTCTTTTGAACGAAGAAGAATTCATAACGGATGACGGCGTAGACCCGGTTAAACCCGTCGTTAACCATCCGAATCAGCATGGTATAATCAGGCACACGCCCGACCCAGAGGATCGCTTGGAGATCGTTCTAGACTCTTCCAGAGAAGAAAAACTACTCGATCGGGACTTCAACGACGCTCGCCTACGCCTCAAAAGACTGGTCGAAAGAGGGGAAGAGATGTTCGAGCAGGCGTTCGGTTTTGCCGAAGCGGATCAGAGCCCGAGATACTACCAGACGGCAGGTGAATTATTCAACAACTTAATCGCCGCCAACGATAAACTTCTGAAGATCCATGAGGATCGCCACAACATTAAAAAGAAAACAGAAGAAAAAAATGTATCGTCGGCGATGGCGGCACCGGGCCAAACAAGCAACAATCTTTTTGTTGGAACCGCATCTGAATTGATGAAATTACTACAAGAACAAAAATCTACACAACCTGCAAGAGACATCATAGAAGCAAATGATACAGATGTTAGTCAATGATTTAAAGTGGGGCGTGAGGTAAAATGATGCGAGATGGCTATAACGGAAATCCTCTTATTAAAGGTTCCAATCGGACTCATAACTATACCGCAGAACAAATTGTTGAATACAAAAAATGTATGGAAGATCCCGTATATTTCTGTGAAACATATGTTAAAATAGTTAATGTCGATAAGGGATTGATCAACTTCGATCTGTACGATTACCAAAAGAAAATCATAAAGACAGTTTTTGACAACAGGTTTTCCATATTTAAACTGCCTCGTCAGTGCGGAAAAACCACATCCATCGGCTCCGGTTGCGTTCTACACTTCGTCTTGTTCAATTTAGACAAGAAGGTGGCCATTCTCGCTAACAAGGGAGATATGGCAAAGAAGATCCTCGGAGACATTAAAAAGTCTTTTGAGTATCTTCCAAAATGGCTCCAGCAAGGGGTCGTGGAGTGGAATAAGACATCCGTAACATTTGAAAACGGATCTAAGATTATTGTTGCGGCGACGACAGCCGATGCCGCCCGTGGTGATTCCTATGCAATGATCGTTCTGGACGAATTCGCATTCATTCCAGAAAATGAAGCCGATGAATTTTTCTCGTCCGTATTCCCGACGATTTCATCCGGAGAGACTACAAAGATGGTTGTGGTGTCAACACCCAATGGAATTAATCAGTTCTACAAGATGTGGACTGAAGCAATCGAGGGTCGATCAGGATTTGTTCCGCTTGAAATCAACTGGTGGGAGACTCCCGGCAGAGATGATACATGGAAGCAGATGATGATCAAGGGGTTCGGTGGCGGCTCAGATGGTGCGAGACGCTTCGCACAGGAATTTGCATGTGAATTCCACGGATCCGTTAACACCCTTCTCTCCGGTCCATGTCTCGCTAGTCTGGCCCACAAGACTCCTATCGCAACCACGAACGAGGGTCTGGACATATACGAATACCCGGAAAAGGATCACTCGTACATCACTGTAGTAGATGTTGCATCCGGTAACGGGGGTGACTATTCTGCATTCGTAGTCATAAACATCTCCGTATTCCCCTACAGAATCTCATGTAAGTACCGGAGTAACGAACTATCTCCTATCATTTTCCCTGATGTTATCTACCGAACAGTAACCAAATACAATAATTCTTGGACTCTTATCGAATTGAATCAAGACGGCGGGCAGGTAGCAAACGATCTCCACGATGACTACGAATACGAGAACCTGATCTACATCGTTCCGTCCGGCAGAAAGGGACAGGTTGCGAGCCTAGAAGGATTTGGTAAGAAGATTCAGTTGGGAGTCAAGACCTCCGCCGCCACTAAGAGAATAGGCTGTTCTATGTTGAAATCTCTGGTTGAGGACCATAAACTGGTGGTGGAAGATTTTGAAACAATTTCTGAATTCTATACATTCGTTTCAAAGAGAAAATCATTCGAGGCAGACATCGGTAAAAATGACGACTTGGTTATGACTCTGGTTCTTTTCGGTTGGCTGACAGCACAGCCAGTTTTTAACGAATTAAAATCCGACAATATAAAGATGCAATTGTTGGATCAAAGGTTGCAGAAACAGGAAGAACTAATGACTCCATTAGGCTTCTATTACAATGGATCAACCGACCAAGAGGAAGATGTAAAAATAAAAGATTCTGATAACCAATTCTGGGAGCGCGATGATGGAATAGATCCGTTGTACGGATGGGGATTGATGCCTTAAAATCTATATAATCTGTATATGGTAAAAGACTTTAAGACAATTCATGAAGATAAATTGCGCGACATAGCCGGATCGGTGCATAACGCATACTCTCTTACCAGATGGAATATGGATTATGCTTGTTATGTTCCCCTCACAGGAAAATTTCAGAAACTATTTTCAGCGAATAAATTACCCCGGCTCAGGTTGATACACACGACCGATATAGACGGTGCCTTAAATTTAGTTAAAATTCAAGGCAACAAAAGAAAGCAAATCTCGGCCTCTAATTTTCAGAGTTCTTCTATTCCTAGGATCGGAATTACAACTGACCGAGAGTCCGGTATCGTGGTAGAATTAGACGCAGATGTTCATTTTGCGTATTGGTCTGACGCATACACCGCC